CTGCTGCCTGCCGCCACGCTGGACGAGCTGGAGCAGGTCGACCTCGGCACCGTCGCAGAGGGCGAGCGCGCCCCGTTCCGTATCACTGACGACCGCTGTGCCGACTGGGCCATCCGCAAGATCGCCGACGAGCGCAGCGAGTACGACCGCCTGAAGGCGCTGGCCGACGAGCAGATCGCGGCCATCAATGAGAAAGTAGCCGCCGCCCGCAAGCGCATGGAAAACGGCACCTCGTACCTCACGAGCTGTCTGGCCGACTTCTTCGCCACCGTCCCCCACAAGGAGACCAAGACGACGGAGAAGTACCGCCTCCTCTCCGGCACCCTGACCTTCAAGAAGGGCACCACCAAGACCAAACTCGACGAGGCCAAGCTGGTGCCGTGGCTCAAGGCCAACGGCTACGGCGAGCTCGTAAAGGTCGAGGAGTCGACCCGCTGGGCCGATCTGAAGAAGCTGCTCAGCTACACCGGCGACATCGCAACCCTGACCGAGACCGGCGAGATCGTGGAGGGCGTCACCGTCTACGAGACCCCGGGCATCTTCACGGTCGACGTGTAAGGAGGCACCGATATGGCAGAAACCAAGAAAACCGAGGCGGCCGCTGCTGCGGCCCCTCCTGAAGCCGCCTGCCTGACGCTCCGGCAGAAGCTCGTCGAAATGCGGAAAGCCTGCCCGGAGATCGTCAAGAAGCAGCACAGCGACGGCGTCAGCTACAAGTACGCCAAGATCTACGACGTGTGGGAGAAGATCACCCCCATAATGAACGAGCTCGGCGTCGACTTCGACGTCATCAGCGAGCAGGCCACGCGCCACGCCGAGAACGGCGACCCGGTCTACTGGATCACCATGCAGACCAAGACCCGCAACGGCGACAAGCTCATGTTCCTCTACGAGGCCGACCTGACGATCCGCTGGCTGAACCTCGACAACGACGACGAGACCATCGAGGCCACCGTCCACGCCGTCGGCTGGAACGATGACCCCGCCAAGGCCAAGGGCGCGGCCCACACCTACGCCCTGAAATACTACCTTTTCGAGAAGTTCACCGTCGACCAAGGCGAGGACGACCCCGACAACAGTGACTTCGGCGCGCAGGGCAAAGGATCCGGCGCTGGAGGCCGCCAGCAGGCCGCACAGGGCCGTCAGGGGCAGAGCTCCGGCCGTCTGAGCGACGCGCAGCTCGCACGCCTCTACAAGAAGGCAGAGGCCGCGGGAATGACCAAGGAGCGCACCAACGCCCGGATCGTGGAGAAGTACAAAAAGCAGGATCCGGCCGCCTTGACTCGCCAAGAGTACGACGAGATCTGCACGTCCCTCGACAACGCGGCCGCACAGCATAACCAGCAAGGAGGAAACGCCTAATGTATAACCACACCGGCCTCCAAGGCCGTCTAACCGCTGACCCTGAGCTCAGGTACACGCAGCAGGGCACGGCGATCACCAGCTTCACCCTCGCCAGCGACACCGGCCGCAAGACCAAGGACGGCAAGAAGATCACCAACTTCATCGAGTGCGTCGCATGGCGCGCACAGGCCGAGTTCGTCTGCAAGTACCTGAGCAAGGGCCGCCTCGTCCTCGTCGAGGGCGAGCTCACGAGCCGCAACTACGAGGACAAGGACGGAAACCGCCGCAAAGCCGTCGAGATCACGGTCGACTCCGTCCACTTCTGCGACAGCAAGAAGGACGGCGGCCAGAGCTCTGGCAGCGACTTCGCCGATCCGGGCTACTCTGAGGGCTCCGGCGACTTCACGGAGATCGAGGACAATGGCGACCTTCCATTTTAACCTGACCGCCGGACGACCGGCAGACGACCAAAAGCAGACCACAAACAAACGACCACAGAAAGGAGGTGACGACCGTGGCATGGCTGCAAGTGCATCAGACACTCAAGGATCACCGCAAACTGTTCGACGCTGCTGACCAGCTCGAAGTCGAGCCGCCGCACATGATGGGGCTGCTCGTCTCGTTCTGGCTGTGGGCCCTCGACAACGCCCCGACCGGCAGCCTCGTCGACATCACGCCGCGCATGATCTCGCGGGCCGCTCAGTGGGACGGAGACCCCGAAAAGCTGGCGAAAACGCTGATCCGGGCGGGCTGGATCGACGAAAAAGAGGACGGGACGCTCGAGATCCACGACTGGTACGAGTACGCCGGCAAGCTGATCGACCAGCGGCAAGCAGAGAAAGAGCGCTCCCGCAGTCGCCGGGCCGCTGCTGCGGCGTCTGCCGACGCCTCGCCGGACGACCCAACGCCGACCGCAGGACGACCGGCAAACAGCCGCAAGAAAGCCGGAGGCAGAGTAGACCAGAGTAGAGAAGATAAGACAAGAGAAGGTAATACACCCCCTTCCCCCTCTGACGAGGGGAGTGACGGCGGCACGAAGTCGCTCGTCGAGGCCAGATTTCTCGAGTTCTGGAAAGCCTACCCGAAAAAGACCGGCAAGCAGTACGCTCTGAAGGCGTGGAACAAGATCAAGCCCACCGCTGAGCTCCACGAGAGGATCATGCAGGCGGTCGACGCTCAGAAGCGGAGCGACCAGTGGCGCCGGGAGAACGGGCGCTACATACCGAACCCGAGCACATGGCTCAACGGCGGCTACTGGGACAACGAGGAGGTGAACGAAGGTGCAGAAAATCAGCGAGATCCTGAACAGCCCGACAGCTCCGGCCGAGACTGGGGCAAGGGCTTCGAGCCGGCCGACGACGAGTGACGCCGGTAACTGGATCTGGAGCAACGACGAGCGCCTCGCCGGCCGTCCCGGAGTCCCTGAGCCCGTCCCCTGCGAGTTCTGCGGCGCCCTGCGCTACCACAAGGGCATCCCGCTCGGCAACCGCATCCTCTGGCCTCCATACGGAGCCGAGCGATGCACCTGCCCCGAGGCCGTGGCTGCCTATGAGAAGGCGAAGGCAGAGCGCGAAGCTGCTGAGGCCGCAGCCGCCAAGGCTGAGGAGGAGAAGAAAATGCGGGATCGCATCAAGCGCATCGTCGGCGAGTCAGGCATGGGCGACCGTTTCCTGCGGCGCACCTTCTCCACCTTCCAGCTCACCGACGACAACAAGCGAGCAGCGGCAGCCGCCCGGCGCTATGCCGAGGGCTTCGACGCCATGCTGCCGCAGCCCGGTCGTCAGGAACCCGGCCGCAACGGCCTGTTTATCGCGGGCCCGCCGGGCACCGGCAAGACCCACCTCGCCGCTGCCATCGCCAACCACCTGATCGCGCAAGGTAAGCCGGTCATCTGCATGACGATGATCGACCTGCTGGAGCGCATCAAGCGCACCTACTCCACGACCGGCGGCAGCGAGAGCGACGTCCTGAAGATCTACAAGACCGTCCCGCTCCTCGTGATCGACGACATCGGCAAGGAGCCGCCGACCGAGTGGGCGATCTCCACGGTCTACAACATCATCAACGGCCGCTATGAGGCATACCTGCCGACCATAGTGACCACCAACTACGACACCGAGGCCCTGATCGACCGCATGACGCCGCGAGAAAGCCACGACAGCATGACGGCCCGGGCCACCATCGACCGGCTCATGGAAATGTGCAGAGGCATCACCCTCACCGGCCAGAGCTGGCGCTCACGATAGGAGGAACAACATGAAAAAGGTTTACATCTGCTCCCCGTGCCGCGGGGACTACGAGAACAACATCCAGCGCGCCAAGGAGTACAGCCGCGCGGCTGTGGAGAAGGGCGTCATCCCCGTCACCCCGCACATCTATCTCACGCAGTTCATGGACGACAACGTCCCCGAGGAGCGTGAGCTGGCCCTGAAAATCGGCAGCGAGCTGGTGCTCGGCTGCTCCGAGCTGTGGGCCTTCGGCATCGACCACCCTTCGGCCGGCATGGCCGCGGAGATCGAGCTCGCCAAGGCGCACGGCATCCCCGTCCGCAACGGCTTCGAGGCCATCAGCGAGCTGAAGCCGGACGAGGAGCTGGAAAACAGCGAGGAGGACAAGCCGGACATCGGCAGCGTCACGTTGCACCTGCCCGCCTTCAGGGCGATGGCCGTCTGCAACCAGCACCTCGACCACGGCCCCATCAGCATCGAGCTGGATGGCAGCGTCATCCTCGAGCTCGCCGACCGCCTGATCTCCGATCCGGGCGTCCACATCGAGATCGGAGGCTGAACGCCGTGACGAAGTACGACCCGAGAAAGAACGCGGAGGGCTACAACGACCCGACGCCCTACGCAGCCGAAAAACACATGATGGCGCAGATCCGCGGCAAGCAGGCCAGAGTCGCCGGCGGCTACTTCGAGAATATCATCTCGGCCTCGTGCGACTACTACCTCAGCCGCGGCCTCGCCAAGATCGAAAAGACGCCGGAGCCCATGAAGCCCCTCGGCGCTAAGAACCGCAAGGGCCAGTTCCTCGCCTGCTATACCAAGCAGGCCCAGCCGGACTATGGCGGCACCCTGAAGGGCGGCCGGAGCATCTACTTCGAGGCCAAGCACACCGACGACGAGCGCATCGAGCAGCGCCGGCTCACTCAAGAGCAGCAGGACGACCTCGAGGCCCATCACAAACTCGGCGCCATCGCCTTCGTGCTCGTCTCCATGAGCCTGACGGACTTCTACCGCGTGCCGTGGCCCGTCTGGCGCGATATGGCCGAGATCTACGGCCGAAAGTACATGACGCACGCAGAGCTCTCCCGCTACGAAGTACCGGCGACGGCCGGCTTCATCAAGTTCCTGCACGGCATCGAGTCGGAAGTGCTCGGAAAGGAGGCAACAACGTGATCCCGTTCCCGGATAAGAAATACAGCATCATCTACGCCGACCCCCCGTGGAGCTATCAGAACCGCGGCACCAGAGCAGCAGCCTCCAAGCACTACGACACCATGACCATCGAGGACATAAAGCGCATGGGCGTCGGAGCTGCGGGGGGGGGTATTGCTAACGAGGATTGCGTGCTTTTCATGTGGGCGACCTTCCCCATGCTCCGCGAGGCCCTCGACGTGATCGAGGCGTGGGGCTTCAGCTACAAGACCGTCGCCTTCAACTGGGTAAAGCAGAACAGAAACGGCACCGGCATCTTCATGGGGCTCGGAAACTGGACGCGCAGCAACTCAGAGATCTGCCTGCTGGCGACCAAGGGCAAGCCGAAGCGCATCAGCGGCAGCGTCCGCAGCATCGTCCTCTCCCCGCTCCAGCAGCACAGCAGAAAGCCGGCCGAAATCCGCGACAGGATCGTCGAGCTGATGGGAGACCTACCCCGCATCGAGCTTTTTGCCCGAGAAGCCGCCCCGGGATGGGACGTGTGGGGCAACGAAGCGCCGACGCCTGAAGTCAAGGACGCGCCAGTCGACAGCGTCGAGCTGGCCGGAAAGGAGGAAACACATGAACCAGACAACCAAAGAGACCCGGCGCCGCAGCTATGACGCCGTACTCCCCAAGCGGGCCGCCCGCTGCCGCCTGATCCTCGAGACCCTCGGCAACCGTGAGCTCACGGCCAGCGAGATCACTGAGGAGCTCGTCGCAGCCGGCCGGATCCCGTACTTCAACCGCAACTACGTCGCCCCGCGGCTCACAGAGCTGAAGGAGATCGGGATCCTCACGACGGTCGGGCGCCGTAAGGCCACCCGCTCGGACGCCACCGAGGCCGTGTGGGCCAGAGCGGAGCCTTCAGGCCCCACGGGCCAGACGGCCGCAGCCTACGCAGACAACCAGACCGAGGCCGAGCAGATGACGCTCGGATCGGCCACCTGAGAGGAGGGCCAGCATGGAACGTCTGACCAACGAGAGAGTCAACGGCATCAAGACGGGCTACTGGAGCGCAGCCACCAAGGAGGTGCTCGTCCAGAAGCTCGCCGCCTATGAGAACACGGGCTATGAGCCCGACGAGATCCGCGCAGCCATTGAACAGGCTGCCAAGAACAGCGAAACCAAGACCGCGACCATCATGGCCGAGTGCATCGCCGGAGCGATGAAGGACACGCTCGAGAAGTATGGCACGGCCGGCAGCGGAAAGAAAGGAGAAACCCCATGAACGAACAGAACCAGCGCGACAGCATCATGTCGATGGCCCGCGGCGCCTTCGAGGAGCGCGTCGACTATGAGATGGACAAGGTGATCCAGAACATCCTCGACCCCAACACGAAGGCCACGGCCAAGCGCAAGATCACCCTCACCATCGAGCTGACCCCGGACGACGAGCGCCGCACCATCGGCGTCTCCGTGACGGCCAAGTCTACGCTCGCAGCCACCAACCCCGTCGCCACGGCTCTCTATGTCACCTCTGACGGCAACGGCGAGCTCGTCGTCGCCGAAA